AAGGCGGGCGCGGAGTTTTTTCGGGCGACGGCGGTAGGTGAGCCGCCGAGGGGGGAGGTAGCGGTAGTAGTAGAGGGGGCCCGCAGCCAGCAGCGGCGTAGTATATGGATACTGGACGTCCTAGCGGTTGGGGCATTAGTAGTGCTCGTCTTGGGGGCGAGTACCGGGATAGTGATGGGGATGGCGCTTACGTGGATCTGGTGGCGGACGCGGAATCTCAGGTCAGCATGAAAAACCTAGTGTTCTGGCCGGTTTTGTTCCTGCTGGCCGGGTTGGTTTGGGCGCAGACCGCAGTGCCGACCGAGCCCAGCACGCCAGCACCCACGCCGCCGCCGCTGGCAAGTTTCAGTCCAACCCCGCAGGTGAATCCGACCACCCAGCCGCCGGTGCCTCCGACCGCGACCAAGACGGTGATGCCGAATGAGCGCAACGCGCCGGTGTCGGCCAAGCCCAATCCGCCGTATCCACCGGGGAGGTCGTCCTATCCTCCTCCGGTGTCAACGACCCATCCGCCGAGCTTTGAGATCCCGCCCCAGCATTAGAGGTTTCACATGAAACGATCGGAGTTCGACGAGATAACGACGTTTGCGACTGGTTTGGCAGAGCTTCGGCACCAAGTCAGCGACCAGCAGTTGCTCGACCGCTGTCAGCAATACCTGAGCGACTTGGTGGGGCTGGTGAAGTATGAGAACACCCCATTGGAGCCGGACGCTGCGCAATGACCGAGGAATTTCTCAAGCAGCTAAAAGCGCTTGAGTTTGATTCGCTGACTGCGAAGGAAGCGGTGGCGCTCCGCTCCGCCTTGGTCGAGGCCATGGGGAAGGCCGATCGCTGGGTGACCGGGTTGGTGAAGGATTTCGGTGGGGTGGGACGAGTCGAGGTGCTTGCTAATCCTGACCATGGCCGTCCACCGCAAAGTGAATCAGCACCGTCTCCCCCCGGTAAAACGCTTAAAAAGCGCGGACGGCCAGTCCCCAATCTGAAGGTTGACCTGAAAGGCAACCCCAAGCGCGCCGGGAGGCCCCAGCCACTGGCCGTGGGCGGCGCCGATGCGGCGAGCGACGGACCGCGACCCGCCGAGTTGTTTCAGGACTCCTACGTCTCCAAGGACGGGCCCCAGCCCGGGGCGCGGCTCCCTCCCGACCACCCGCGCAACTTCGCCGGACGGCAGTCCTCCGTGACTCCCGAGGTTGACATGTCGGACTTCGCCGAGGCCGAGGAGGCGATGCGCAAGGGTACGCTGGGCAAGGTGTTCCAATGATCGAGACGCTGGTCGAGACCCTGCTGGCGGGCTGCGTAGGTTCGTTTATCGGTAGTTTCATCGGGACGCTGATTGCGGTCTGGTGGGCGGGGCGCAAGAAGGCGGCGCCATGAGCTACAAGCCAACCATCCCCAAGTGCGGCAACAAGGCGCCCTACTGTCCGCGTGGCGGGCAGGAGATGCGCTGCATGAAGGAAACCGAGTTGGAGTGGGTGTTCGTCTGCCAAGGCTGCGAGCAGGTGAACGTCATCACCAAGCCCGAATACAAAAAGGCGATGCGCGAGCAGGTGCGGCGCACCAACGGCATCAGAGTCTACAGGTGACCCAATGGATATTCCCGAACAGCCGCCCATGGCGCCGCGCAAACCCTCCCCGGGCCGCACCCCGCGCCGTCCCAAGCAGGTCGTTCCCACCGGCAACGGCGACGGCGAGTTGATGGAGCCCGAGTTCGACGAGGAACGCTTCTACGACTACCTGACCGCGCTCTCCACCGATTTTCTGGTGAAGAACTTCCCCGAGCCCCGGCTGCGCGGGCTCTGCCAGAACTTGAGCGACACGCTGGACCGGGCGCGCAAACGCCTCCAGCACCTTGAACAGACCCGCACCGCGCTGTTGTGCTCGTACTGCCAGAAGCCGCTCCCCGGGGGCCGGTTCGCCGGGGAAATCGTCATCCGCGACGAACTGACCAACGAACTCACCGCGCTGCGCGCGTGCTCCGAGCCCTGCTACCGGGAGGTCTCGCGGATAGCCAACGAGCGCCGCGCCAAGCATCAGGGGTCGGTGCGCGGCACGGTGGCATTCTGATGGCGGTCAATCTCGTCGCGCTGGTCGTCTACCTCGTAATTCTGGGGCTGATTTTCTATCTGGTCGACTGGGTGGTGGCGCAGATTCCGCTGGTGGCGCCCATCCGGGTAATCATCCGCGCGCTGCTCGCGCTCATCTTGGTGGTGGTGCTGCTGGAGGCGCTGGGCCTCATGACCTTTCCGCTGGTGATACCGAGGGTCCGTTAACAGAATTAACAAAACCGTGTTAAGTCTGAGTCCCTCTCTCGCTTAACCGCGCCCTTATTTTCGAGCGCCTCAAACCTTCCTATAAAGGAGAGTGCCCATGACCGTAGTCAGAATTACTGGCGGGACTCTGGCCGTCGAAGACATTGGATCGCCGCCGGAAATCGGCGGAGGTCCAATCTATCCACCGGGAGTGTGGCCCCCACCGGGAAGCCCGGCGCATCCCATCCTGCCGGGTGGGCCGGTCGATCCGGGCTACGGGGTGCCGCTGCCGCCAGTAGTCACCAATCCGATTCCCCCAGCACCGTCACATCCTATTGAGCTACCACCGACCTACCCGGTGGACCCGGATTACGGTCTGCCCATCGGTCCGGGGGTGTGGCCGCAACCGCCCAAGCCGGTAGACCCCGGCTACGGCGTGCCGATTCCGATTGCACCGGAGTTTCCGATCTATTATCCGCCGCAGGTGAATCCACCCCCGCCAGCAGGGACGCCCACGCCTCCGATCGCGTTGCCTCCCGGCGCTGTCTGGCCCCCGCTGCCGCCATCGGTGACGGGAAAGGTGACCGCGTTCGTGTGGATCGTGGGGGTTGGCTATCGGTGGACAACCATCGATGCTGACCTGAAACCGGCGCACCCGATGGTTCCGCCCTCGACGGTTCCGCCACACGTATCGACCGGACCAGTGCCTGAGCCTCCTCCGGCAACGCCGCGAAGATAAGCGCACGAGTGCCGTCACCTCGTTGATTCGGGGTGGCGGCACCCTGAGTCCCCCCATGTACACCAATCTGCGCGCGGTCAACTGGAGCAACTTCCGCATCAAGCACCGCGACCGGGCCGCGCAAGTCGCGCTGGAGTTCAATCCGGCACAACTACTCGTCGTCAGCAGGCTCATGCAGCAGGCCGAGAACGACCTGCCGATGTGGGCCATCATCTTGAAGGCTCGCCGGGTCGGCATCTCGACCCAGTGCTCCTTCTTAAACGTCGTCCACTGCGCCACCTTCCCCAACGCGACCGCCATGTCGGTGGCGCATCGCGCCAAAAATGTGCGGGCCATGTTCCGTGATGCGCGCGCCGGGCACGCCAAGCTCTCAGGCGACTGCGGACTTGACCCCGAGGAGTACCGCACCGCCCACGAACTCCGCTTCCCGCACATGGATGGCGAGTCGCTCTACTCGATCGCGACTGCCAAGACGGTTGAAGGTGCGCGCGGTCTTACGATCACCGCGCTGCATCTATCCGAGGCAGCTTTCTACGAGCAGGCAGAGGACGCTTTCACCGCCCTGATCAGCACCGTTGCCTACCGGCCCGACACCATGATCCTCATCGAGAGCACCGCCAACGGCAAAGTCGGCGCGGGCGAGACCTTCTATACCTACTGGACCGAGGCCATCGAGGGCCGCAACCAGTTCACCCCCATCTTCATAAGCTGGCTCATGGATCCCGCCTCGCGCATGGACCCGGACGCCAACAACGTCAAGCCCCAGAACCTCGACGCCGAGGAGGAGCAGCTAATCGAACAGTACGGCGCCGACTTCGAACAGATAAGCTGGCGGCGCTGGGCCATCCCCAACCGCTGCCAAGGCTATGTCGACAAATTCCATCAGGAATATCCGTGTAATCCGGAGGAGGCGTTCGTTTCCACCGGCACCCCGGCCTTCCTCCCGCAGGAAATGAAGGCGGCGGAGTCCACCCTGCGTAAACCCAAGTTCTACGGCTCGATAGCCATCCCCCGGGGCGAGGAGGTAGAAGAGGCGGAGAGGTGACCTGAGAATGACTGACCATCAGTATGCGGAGATCCAGAAGTTTACCGCCGAGTTGAGCCAGATGCGGCAGAAGGTCAGCGACCAGAGACTGTTGGATGAGTGCCAAGACTATTTGCGGCAGTTGCTGGACCTGAGCAAGGACGTGCCGTTGGATCCGGAATGAGCGAGGAAGAGCAACCGCAGCAGCAGACACCTACGCCGCAGCCCCGGAGTCAGCCGCCGCCCTCGACTCCATCGGGCTTGGTCGAGGAGCCCAGCGAGGGCACCCAGCAGGCGAATTGATGAAGCGTAAAGGCTTCCACCTCGCGACTGAGCAGGAACTCGTCCGCGATCACATCGATCTCGACGTCGCCTTCCGCCGCGATCCCGAGGGACTCTGCCAGACGGTCGCCAAGGCGCTTAACGATCTGCTGATGACCGATCCTTATATGAACGGCTGGGCGTGGGCGGTCGACTGGTCAAATCTTCCGGGGGCAATCTCCGTTGCGGTCACCGGCACCGCGATCGATCAGGAAGCGTGGGATTGCCCCGCTTTCTTCGCCGCCACCAGTGTTGCGACCTACGAAGAAGTGGACGCAGCGGCCCAGCGCCTTAAAGAACGCATCCACCGCGCGCTGCAAGGATGGAAACGCTGATGGCAGGAACGATCCCACTGGTGCCGACTCATCCCAACGATCCTTATGCGCCGATGTTGCAGTCGGTGCGCCGTGATTACCCGCTGCTCGCGAACATTCCCATCAGCATTGGGCGCAACCCCACGGGCGAGTATCAGTCGGAAGTTTTTCAGCCGTGGGACAAGGACAATCCCACGCCCAACCAGTTTCACATCGAACTGCGCCACGTTCTCGACCAGCCGCAGAAACCGGACGACATCCGTCGCCTGCTGATCGGCGAGTCGTTCCATCACTTGGGGGCGGTAAACCCCCAGACCGGCCAGCCGGTGAATCCGCGCTGGTACGCGCTCAAGCAGGAAGTCATCAATAATATGGGCGACCGCGATTTGGCCAACGCCAAGCGCAACTGGGCCAACGCGGTGAAGAACGGGGGCGAGACGCGCACCTTCGCCCAGTGGATGCAGGAGAGCGCCATCGACCAATTCATCGGCGGGACCATGTTCCCACCGAGCACCGAGCAGGAATGGATCGATCGGGCGCGCGACATTCCGCGCTACAACCCGCAGCAATCGGCGGTCATCGAGCAGATGAGACAACTACTGACCACCGGACGCTGAGATGCTCACGCGCGGATCGCAGAAGGTAAACATCATCCGGGGCTCAGGCGAGAGCAGTCCGCTGTGGCTCTGGGAGGAGCCCATCGAGGGCGACAAGTACTACATCGGGGCGGACGCGGCGCGCGGCAATTTGGATCCCAGCGGCACCGCGCAGGGCGACTTCTCGGCGGCGGTGTGCTGGAACGGGGTCACCGGGAACCAAGCCTTCACCTTCGCGGCGCGGCTGGGCGTCGATGAGTTTGCGTGGACCCTGAACGCGCTCTCTCGCTGGTACAACCGCGCGCTGGTCAACGTCGAGCAGACCGGCGGCGACGGCTCGCAGGTGAACAAGCTCTTGCGCGACACCTACCATTACCCGGCGCTCTACGGCTGGCTGGGCAAGGACGACAAGCGCTACAAGCACATCGGTCGCGCGCTGGGCTGGGAAACCACCTACCGCAGTCGGCAGAAGATGCTCATCGTCTTCCGCGAGTTCGTCCGCCCCATCGACCCCGGGGCCAAGAGCGGATTCCTCAAGGTCCGCGACAAGCGGCTGGTGGCGCAGATGGGCTTCTGCATGCGCGACGATCTGACGGTGCGTTGGGAGATCAAGCGCGGCCACGATGATATATTCGTCGCCGCAGCGATCGCGGCGGTGGCGCTCGATCAATATCCTCCTCCCAAGTCTGCGGGTGAGTCGCGGAGGCTCTTGGAGCGCGAGATGGAAGAGGAACAAATGCCGCTTTATTACGACTCTGAGCCCCATGCCCACCTGCGGGAGAAATGGCACCAGAGCATCAAGAACCGCAAACCCAAGGTAAACGATCGCCTCGCGGGAGTGTGGTGATGGCCAAGCAAGTGCTGGGATTCACCGCTCTCATCCGCGATGATCTCGACCGCATCGCCAACGCGCTGGAGCACGTCACCTACCCGGAAATCGTGCATGGAAAGTGCGAGATATGCACCCAGAAGAAGAACGCTGGTTCCAAGCCCATAAGAAAGATGCCCCCGAGCCGGGTGCCGACCCCGGCCCAGATAATCCAGCGGCTGAACGAGATACGGACCGAGAAGATGCTGGCGGGCCCGGAGGAGCCGGTGGCGGACATGTTCCGCTACCGCGAGCTAAAAAACCCCAACACCTGACCGCCGGGCAGGTACTCGATGAAATCGGCGAGAGCTTTCTGGCCAACTACGCGCAGGACACCGGCAAGGCGTGGTCGAACCTGATGCTCCAGTTGATGAAACACCTCGCGCTGCTGACCCACTCCGGGGTGGTCGCCAACTTAAAAGATCTGATCGCGGTTGCGCGTGAGGTGGAGGAACATATAAGGAAGGTGTCTGCGGTCGGTGGTGGTCGAGACGGCGAGCAACGCTTGCCGATGGATGAGATCGGTGCAAGATGGCGGGTCGAGCCACAGTCCGACGCATCAACGACGACCGGGAAAAAGAAGTCCTCGCGGCAGAAAGTCGAATCTGCCAACAAATTGACAACCTCCAGCGAATCTCCCAGCAGCAGCGCAAAGACCAAATTGGAGACGAATGGTTCCGTACCATAAGGGACGCCTACAACCTCTACCCGCGCGACACTGAGACCCCGATCTTCCGTCCGACCATGCGCATTCCCGAGGCCCAGATTCTGGGCTTCATGGAAGCCATCGATCTCACCGACATCGACCCGAGAATTTTCCTCTGCAAGACCTTCCAGAACTATGACCAAGACGAAAACGCCGAAGCCTGCTTGCAGGCGCAGTGGCGCGACTCGCAGGTCAACCTGAACGTCCTCTACGCGCTCATGTGGTCATGGTTCTGCGGCTGCGGCTTTGTGCAGGTCGCCTACGACGAGCAGATGCGCCATGGGCGCGGCGACACCACCTGCTACTGGCGCGATCCGCAGACCGTCTTTCCCGATCCCTACGCCATCGACGATCGCAAGTGGCAGTACGTCATTCTTGAAGATTACATGTGGCTCGACAGCATCAAGCAGTACTGGCCGATTCCTGCCGAGCGGGTGATGCTGAATCGCACCCCTGAGCCGCTGCCACTGGCGACCATGGGCCGCAACTCCGCCTTCGGGCTGGAGGTTCCTACCGGCCCGATGCAGGGGATGATACCGGGGCTACCCGTCAGTTCGACGCCGGGCGACTCGCGGGTCCGGGTCCGCACGCTGTTCCTGCGCGACAACTCGCGGGTGCGGGTCGATCAGGGCCCACGCACCGAGCGCAACCGCATGCAGTTGTCCGGCATGGGCAAGCAGCAGTACCGCATGCGCTACCCGCGCGGGCGGATGATCGTCGAGGCCAACGGCGTGATCCTGTTCGACGGCGAGAACCCGTACTGGCACGGCGAGTTCCCCATCGTGCGGTTCCTTGGCATGCCCGCGCTGCATGGATTCTGGGCGCCGCCACCGTTCCGTTACACCAAAGCACTACAGGACATGGCCGAGCGCTTCACCACGCAGGACTTCGAAAACATGGTGAGACTGCTCAACGGCGTGTGGTTCATCGACGAATCCACCGGCATCGACACCGAGCGCTTCGGCGGCGTGCCGGGTGAGACCCAGATGATCGCGCAGGGCTCGCCGGTCCCCACCCTTGTGCAACCGAAAGGATCGGGCGAAGGCATTCAGGCTGGGGAAGTCTTACTCACCAAGCAGCGCCAACTACAGGGATTCGGAGATCCCCGCATGGGGCTCGCGCCCCAAGGCAACGTGAGCAACGACTTGTTTACCGGCAGTCTGATGCAGGGCCAGACGCTCACCAGAGGCCGTGCTCGACTGATGTACGAACCAATCCGGCGTCTGGCCTTCCTCATGTTCACCACCATGGCGCAGTACACCAAGGACGAGCGCCTGTACGCCGACCCGCGCGCCGATGGCTTCGGCACTATCCGCTGGCAACCCGTGCCACCCACCCGCGTGCTGGAGTACGAGGCCCACGTCGACCCGGCCTCCGTGCAGCCCTTCAGCGGGGTGATGATTCGCCAGCTTGCACTCGCGCTCAAGAACATGGGCGCGCTCGATACCGAGGGATTATTGGAGGCGGTCCGCTATCCCAACCGCAAGAAGATCCTCGACCGCCTGAACAAGGAAGCGCAGATGCAGAT